AAAAGCGAGATACTCCTCCGGGTTCTCGCCCTGTCCGTTCATACGGCACACAACCAGAGATAACTCCCCGGTCTTCTCCGTGCGCCTACGACCCTGTCGAAGCCACTCTAACGGCTGAAAGGCGCTTCTGGCCTTTACTTCTATGTCCATAGGGATATTCACTATGTCTTTGCCGTTACCGCGTCCTACCGCAGCTCCGTGCCACCATGTCTGAAGATAATCAGCCACGACCCGTTCGGTACGGAAACCTCGATGCTTGCGGTGTTGAGATGGCATTTTTATTATGCCTTCCCAGTGCTAGTTACTGCATGGCATTTAGGGCAACTCCACGTATACCCTGCCACTGGATTACCACCTGTTACTACGATTTCTTCCATAGGGAAAGGCTCGTTACATAGATGGCATACTGTTGTGATTTCTGGGTGAACTGGTGGGTGAATATCTGCGACTTGTAAATCTTTAAGAATCTGCAATTCTTCACTACTAGGCCATTTTTCCCACTCACCATCTTGGTTCATGAACTCTAATGTACCCATATCACCACTTCGCCTTCTGGGGTTGCCATGATCCATCCGCTGCGATTTCGTACCAGATAATCTGGTCGCATCCTGAGCCGACGTTCTTATTCCATACTGAACACTTAAAGTGACCCCAGGCTTTACCCTTAGAGTTTCCGGTCTTCCAGGCCATTTCCTTACCGCATTTACACATAGGGATATCGCGCTGGGTTTGACCTCCGATAATCTCCTTAACCAGATTAACCGCTTCGTCTACGTTAGACACTGGAGCCGCTTCTCTGATAGTCCAAGGATCATCCTCTTTAGGAACTGGAACGTATTCCTTACCAGTTTCCTTCAGCTTCTCTTTAGTCTGCTGGATAACTGCCTCAGTATCGGCCTTAACCTTTACCTTAGCCATTTCTTCACGGCTAGGGCGCTTACCTTTAGTAGCGTAACCACAATTCGCGAGCGCTCTTCCTATGGCCGAGGTTTCTCCGTTCTCTAGGGCAGAAGTAGCATTAACTCCGCGACCCTGTACGGTTTCCTCTGCGTGACCTGTCGCCTTAGGGTGTGGGTCTGCAGCATCGAAGTAAACTTCTGCATATATGACGAATCGGCTAGGACTTAGCTCTAAGGCTTTCGTCCATACGCGACCGCCAGGATGGTCAGCCCAGAACTTAGATAACCGCTCTTCAACGGTTTCGTAGTCCTCTAGATTAAAGAACGCCACGATCGTTAATCTCCTTTAGTTTCCAGCCAATCGACTTTAGTTCACGTAGAAGCTGCTCAGCCTGGTAAACCAGCACCTCCTGGAACGCGTCACGATCCATAGCGGCTTTCTTCAAGTCTTCCAATTCATCCCACTTAAACATAAAGCTCGTCCTTTTCTGTAGCTAGTTCACAAGCCAGCGCCAGGTAGGCGATAGCATCTAAATATGAGTCGATATGTCGCTTCGACTCCTGGATTCTGGAAAGTTTAATCTCGACCATCGCCAAACACGCGTCGTAGTCGTTAATTTCAATCTCGAAGAGTTGGGTAAGTCGAGAAGCAATACGACCCTGGTTAATTTTAGGATGACCATAGACGGCTCCTCGCTGACCGATAACGTCTGTCGCAGTAAGTAGGATCTCATTAGCCTTCATCGTCCGACCTGCTGCAGTGACTCGTAATACTTGCGTACGGCTCGACGACCCTTTACGTAGCCATCGTGATAGCCGGAATACCGGCCTAGAAAGAATCCTAAGCCGAAAAAGGCTAGGAATAGAATCTGAGCTATAGTCATTTATATCTCCCTTATAGTCGTATTTCGACTACATGGAGAACGTTACATGAGCTTCAAGACATATTTAGCATATTTTGATAACGGTTTGATAACGATTAAAGCACGAAACCCCAGCTTTCGAGGGCTGGGGCTCGGCGGACAACGCCGGAACGCAGTTGGTAGTTCCTTTGTCGGACTTAAAGTATATCAGAACCTTCTACTTCATCTACGGCATCGTCTAGCGAGCGCTGGAGATCACTTTCTTTTCCGGCCATAGACTTTACCTTGAACGGTAAAAGTACCGTCCTTCTCGATATAGATAAGGTCGACCTGCACGTTGCGGTTCTTTACGTACATAATGGCAAACGCCTGCTGCCAGTTAGCCGTTCCCTTCGTGTATGAGGCCTGCCTAAAGTCCATAAGGTTTCCTACCTCGACTCCATGCAGAATACGGCCTAAACGGCCTCCTGAGGCCTCTGTGAAGCTACTACGGCCTGCTCTGTGAGTATGTCCTGAGATTATATTCTTTCCATGCCTACGAGCCGCTTCCAGGGCTGATAAGCCACCCTGAGGCTTAATAGGAGTATGGTCGCCATGAACTGCTACCCAGTTAGGAGCCAGCGTTAGAGGGTTCTTATGGAAAGTGATTCCTAGCTCGTCAAACCGCATAAACTTCTCGAAGCGCAGTTCTGGAAGGCTAAGAAAGGATGGAACTTTCTTCATAATCGTATTGTAAAGACGGTCGGTGTGATTAGATCTAATGCAGTCAGTTACGCCTAATTCCCAGAGTAGGTCTACGCACCTATCCCGGTCTTCTGCGAGGCTCTGCTCATAGGCTAAGGGAGTTCCTTCTGACCACTTGCTAATAGTCTGGAAGTCTATTTCGTCGCCGATAGTTACTGTCTGGTCTGGCTTAAAGGTCTTTAAGAATCGAGCTATATTCTGAGTAACGTGTACGTCCTCGAAGGGAACCTGTAGGTCACTCAGGATAACGATTTTCTTCATTAGTCCTCGTCGTCGTCCTCGTATGGCATCGGGTCGATTTTGTCCGGGAGAGCCGGGAGTATCCAGTCGGGATAAGCCGAAGGCTCTACGATGATAGCAAGGGCTATATCTACGCTAAACCCTGCTTTACGCAATGATTTATAGAACTCATTAAGTCCAATAGCGTAACTCTCTAGGGCAGAGTAGTTATCTAGATCTATAGCCTTTTTGCGCGCCATGAGTTTATTCTCCCTTAGATAGCAGCATTTCGTAGATTTTGTCTACGCGTGTTTCCAATCTATTTACTGAGTCTTTTAATGAAGAACCGCTATTCGGCTTCAGTTCCGCTAAATAGTGAAGAACTATAAAGCGCAGTAGGGCAGCTACACCAGTCAGAACCGTCACGATTCCTACTGCAATAGCAGAGTAATCCACTAGAGTCATTTTTTATGGTCGATAGCATCTACTGCAGCCTCGATAGCATCTACGGCTACGTCAGCGATAGCCTTCTTTGCGCGGTACGCCTTGATAGCAGCACGAATAGCAGGAATAGCGATAATTCCTAAACTAGCGACGATTACGGCTTCCATTATTTACCTCCGAGTAAAGGGATATTAAAGTAGCTACCATCCTCGTCACCTTTCTTAGTGAACGAAATATGGCAGTGATGGTTATGCTTATTGCTCCCTGTGTATTTCCGCCAGCGCCAGTTAAGGCGAGGTGATGCGATTCGTCCGTCGAAGATAACGTACGCGATACGGCTCTCTCCAGACTTTCCAGCGAGGCGAATCTGATCTGCCAGGTCTGGCATAATATCCGGCTTTGCTTTGCCTGATAAGTCACGGTCGACGTCAATGGCGCGTACCCATCCATTAGCATCGGGATTATGATCGCTAGGACGCGCGGCGTGGCGTGTATCCCCGATCCATCCATCCGAAGTTCTATCTCTATCAGCGAAGGCATCGTCGATTTGTTCTCTCAGCTGCTGCCCTGCTTTGCATAGTTTTGGCTTCATGCAAGTAGTAGGCGAACTTCTGCCTCAGTGAGTCCTAAGCGCTCCAATAGAGCAGCCTTAGCAATTGCTTTATTGGCTTCGAGTTCTGCATCTTCTGCTTTTAAGCGTTCAATTTCTGTGTTAATCGCAGCTGCAGTAGGAGCCTTGCCTTCGAGTACGATCCACTGAATAGTTGAATAGTCGCCATTTTGGAAAGAAAACTCAGACCCAGGGCGTAGTGATTGAATAGCTCTTACTAGATAGTCCATTTATGCACCGATTTCCATTAAAGTAATTGAAGCAGGAAAATTACCACGCTGTAAAACAACGGTTCCAGAGTTAGCCGAGCTAGCAACTTTCCACTGAATTTTATAGGTTGTAGCAGAGGTAGTAGAAGGGCTATCTAGGTACATAACTGCTGCAAGCGTTCCAGCCTGGGCTGCGTTTGCTCCAGTACCTACATAATTGTAAAAAGCCTCAGCATCTGTGTTAAATATATTAGTAGAGTTTCTTACTACCTGAAGTCCTGCGCCGGTCTGATCTGTATTTCTAGTAAATAATACTGGTTGGTTAATTAACACGAAGATTTTAGAGTTTGATGCAGTCGGTGTAATTGTTGCCGTTAAACCGCTATCAGTAAAAGAGGTACTTGTAATGCTGGTTTCTGTAGAATACGTAGCATTTACTACCTGTAGAACCTTGCCGCCTCCTGCTGGAGCAGACCACTTAACGCCGTAGGTTTCTCCGGATGCTGCAGTTAGCACATATCCGTTAGATCCAATAGGGAGTCGAGCTGGAGTATTATCAGCCTGGCCTACGATTAAATCGCCCTTAGCGTCGATAATTGAGTTCTGAATAGCGTTAGTATCATCTGCCGCTACCCATGAAAAATCTAGGTCAGTGCCAGAAGCCTTACTAAGTACCTGGCCTGTAGTGCCACCCTTTAGGTCAGCGAAAGAGGTATCTACGCCATTAAGGGCAGTGCGAATCGCAGCTGCGCCGTCCTTAACTAGATCTGTATCGTCTGGGGTTTCCCATCCGAAGTTAGTAGTCGTTGCCATTTATATCTCCTTTAGGCCACTATTGTAGCGTTAAGCCAGTCTAAACTGGTGTTAATTGTGTTCCAGGTTTCAGTTCCGCCTACGTCGCTCCACTTCATAGACTGCAAGCTAAACGCGGTCGGCGATACGTTGAGAGTGATATCTAGACGGTTATACCCAGCCTGGAACTTCCAGCCCTCGACGAATCCTTGAAAGCGACCTCCGACCATATTGGCTGGGAGATCTTGAATATCTACTGGTAAGCCCATAAATACGTTCAGAAGCGCGTCACGGTCAGTATCGTCGATTTCTGGGTTTCCTAGTGAGAACGTAATAGAGTCGAATACATCCTGAGGATAGGCGCGAATACCAAGATAGAAGTTAGCCTGATTATTAGCGTCTGAGGTGTTTTCTATGGTCGTATCTATAATCTGAGCCTGAGGGCCATAACTAGCAATAGAATCCGGTTCAGTAGCAGTTACTTCGGCATTATTCTTATATTTAATGGTGACTGAATTACGGATATCTCCGATACGGCGAATAGTCTTAATACCCTTAGATAGGGCAGTATTACCAGAAAGAGTTACATAGCCATTATCGGCAAGATAAGAGCTTCTATGGGTTGAGTCTGCATAGTTTATACGTCCCTGAGCATCCTCATAGAGATAGCCTAGACCTGAGTTAGCGAGAGCAGAAACCAGAGAATAAACGTCGATATTATTAGCACTGCGAGCCGTGAGTTCATAGTTTCCTGGAGTGTCTACCGTTCCGAGTCCTGAGTTTTCTGCATTAGCCCAGGTAGTAGTTGGATTATAATCGTTCCACCCTAACGCAGCTGGAACTTCGCTCCATGTATTAAATAAGGTTTCGCTTAGGATCGTGTTAATCTGGTTGCCGTCAAAATCCTTAGATAAGGCTCCGGATACAATAGTCTTAGGCAACTTCGATAAAGCTCCTAAAGCGGTAATCGAAATAACCTCGTTAATCTGCCCTGGAGCAGAAGAGATAACCTCTACTGTGCGGTCGGTCACACTTCCACCGAATACATTAACGTAAGTTCCGCTAGAGTCCTTTACCTTAATCGTAATAGAATCATTTACGTCTACTTCGATAGGTGTTAGATCTAGGTTAATAATCTGAAGGTTTGCATAACCTGCACGTGGCTGGCTATAGATATCAGTACGGCCAGAAGCGATATTAAGGTTAGCCAGAGTCAGATTAGTGTAATCGCCATAGCCGTTAATGCTTACTGCCCACTCAGGCGTCCAGTTACTCATGCGTAGCTAAACGCTCCAGCCCCTAGAGTTCCGCGAGCCGTTGAACGGTTGAGAACGTCGATAATCGTGCGAGCAGTTCCTTCTGGATCTATAGCGCCGTTAACGGTTAGGTTAATAGTCGACCCAGAACCGCCCATAGCGTTATTAGGAACGATTGCTCCACTGATATTAGGAGTAAAAAGTTCTGGCCCCTTCTCGCCTACAAGGTAGGTAGTGCCAGCAGTTACTGGGCCACCTGAAGCCTTGCCACCGCCGAAGACGGAGTCGATTACGTTACCGATTCCCTTAACGATTGGATTATTACGAACTAAATCTACGATATTACGAATACCAGTTACGACTGAGTTAATAAAGCCCACAAGATTAGCGAACCCAGTAATAAGGGTCGATAGAACGCTTCCTACGGCCTTTAGAGAGCCTGCGAGAACTGTTCCGAGGATAGGTGCTAGAACGTCGCGAGAGAAGGCTGCGAAGCCCTTAAAGAGTTCCTGGAGAGGCTTTAGCTTTTCCTGGTTA